TACTGGCGCAGCTACTGGCGCAGCTACTGGCGCAGCTACTGGCGCAGCTACTGGCGCAGCTACTTGTGCAGGTGCCACACTAGCATAATTTCGTATTCTTAAATTTTCAATTAAACACTTTGCTGCAGGATACCATGGACACGAACCATAGACAATTACATTACCATTATATCTATAAGTTGGCTGTGTTAACTTATAAATATTAGAATCAATTGTTAATATCACAGTTTTCCCTTTGCAACGCAAGTTTACATGTGATTGATTACCCTGAGTGCAACCCTCTTGACTATCAAACCCAAAGTTAAAATTCGTAGAATCACCAACTCTAACGTGTAAATTTAATGTGCCTGGAACAAACCATATAGCTGGGCTACGTGAACCAAACCCACTTGAATCTGTATTATTAGATGAAAAGTGAATTATATTCTCCCACTGTGTAGAAGAAGCTGCAGTTGGTGTTATATCAAAATCGATTTCATAATCCTGGGTCATTGCAAATTTCTTCATTAAAATTGTACCCTGCACAGGTGTATATGATTCTGGTAATGTTGGAGCAACAACCTTACATTCTGCAGCAGCAGTTAATATATTCTTATTTTTCTTATAATTATAACAACTATCTAACTTTATCTTATCAAGTGTCTCTGTTGGATATAATATACACTGTAGCATTGTTGGATCAGATGGCCCTGTTCCATCGGGTGTAGCCCGTGATATAGAACATCCCTTTAAGGATCCATCATTCGTTGCAAAATAATACGGCATATCTGCAAAGCAATTCGCAGCGGCTGCCTGATTTGCAAGATTAGTTACATATGTTTGACACGACTGTATTCCAAGAGAATTTCTAGGAGATAGCGAACATACATTGTTTCCATTGCATTGATTATTAACTATATCACCATTGCAACAATTTGTCTCACCATGCCGTGTTATATATTTTACAGTATTAGATGGGCACGCAAAAACAACAAACCCCTCTTGTTTAACTATAGAATCTTCCATTCCAGAATATTTTATAGTATAGCCAATTAATATGGCTGATATTCCAATACATATCAGCCATAATAAAAATCCACTTAGTTCAACCATATCTAACTATGTATTGGAATCTTCGCGTGCTTTTCCATAATACGCTCCTAATACTGATAATGCAATGAGAAGAATAATAAAAATTATGATATGCACACTTGGAAATGATTCATGATCTTCCTTAAATAATACCTTGTAAGCAATAAATCCAAGATATAGGAAAAGTAAGATTGAAAAAATTGTTATACACACAATCACAAGTACATCTTCAATATCACCTGGCAAAATGCCGGAAGACCCAGTATTACCATTTACAGATATTTCATTAATATTAATATCACCAGTATCATCTTGTAAATCATCAGTTATATCTATTGGCCTAGTCCCATTACTCACAATAATATTGCCAGTGCCATTATTCAGACTAAAAAAGGTCGAAGTGATATTTGTGTAGTCACCAACATAACTTAATGACTGCATTACCGTATTTATATCGTTCAGAGATGCAAAGGCAATTCTTACTCGCCCTCCATCTTGTGTAATAAAGGCGGTTAAATCTGTAAGACCCCATACATTATGCTGGATTGGAATAGTTTTTTTCACAATGAGAGAACTTTTAATGTCCCCTCCATACAGTGTATAATATGTGGTTTGCATAGATGAAATACCCCCAGCTGCTTCTGCAGATTGTTCCTTTAAGGTGTCCTTTAAACTTTTTCCTGTAGTAGGATCAATCATAATTTGCCCATCCACAATATCCTTCTCTGGATCTACCGTATAACACTTGAACGCCTTTTTCTTAGAAGTAAGTTTCGGCACGGTCTTCGAATTAGCAATCTCAGCCATTGATTTTCCAAGAAATGCCTCAGGAACCAGGATTTGAATCTTCTGCAGAAGAGTTGCTAATGCAGATATATTCGAGGATTGTGTAAGTGGCACAAGGTTATTTCTCTTATTATTTGCTTCTAGAGGAGTAGGGAATCCATCAGATCCATACCCATCCTTAAACTGAATATACACATTTGTGCCAATTCCACCAAATACTGGATTTTTATAATTGTATAAAAATATATCAACTAGACGCTTCGGATAAGTAACTAGGGTATATTTATTAATAGCACTACAAAGGCCTAGGCCATTTTCACTCGGATTGACATAAAGAGGCTGCATAACCACATTTACGCGCATACGTATGCTTCCAGTCATTGTTTGATACGGCGATGAATCCGTGTTAGTAAGTTTAACTGGTAGGCATGTCTGATAAGAAACCATTGGCATTAAGGTAGATGAATTATATCCGAAAATAGTAGACATATCCACATATGTAGTTTGCGGGGCCTTTCTTACACATGCACGGTCCACCGCATGCAAGAATGGAAAGGATGGTTGACTAGAAGAAAATATAATTGGCCTAGTCAATAAAATAATATCGGGTGAGGTCGGATTCTCAGACTTGTTTGAAATCTGAAAGGATAAAATAAGTTCATAGAGTGCTTCAGTAGTTTGATTTAAGGTCTTATGTTGATTTTGAACAATTGACATCACCTTTGAACATGTATAACTAGCATTTCCATACGCCAACGTCGTATTATCTGCAATTGTATCAAATCCAGATATTTGAAATATTCCAGGTTGGCCATTTTGCCCAGCATTCTGCGTTACAGAAATCTGAGCTGACGCACTAGGATGTCCCCAGTTTACAACAAAATCAGTCGGGGTAATTAATTTACGTATCTGCCCTTGTGAATTCTTAGTAGCAGGCCAATCTGAGAATATAGATTGTGAAACCCTTAATGGAAATCCAGTTATGTCGCCATCTTGACACTTCATATCTGACATTCTTACTATATACAAGTATTGTTTAGCGGATTATATCTCGCACCTTGTATATAGTAACCTCGCCGATTTCATTTGTCGCGGACATTTTGACCTTATCACCATTATATAGTTCGGGGCATCCAACTTGGTCCTGACAATCACGTCCCTGCATTTCAATTGGAATGGGTAGGGGATTATATGAATCTGTGCGGGTATAATAGTTGTAGCGCTCTCTTGCTGATATAGATCTGCGGCCGAATAAGGGCAGCAGCTTGCCATCCGTTGTTTTCACAAGGCCCATGGACTGATACTGTTCGGGAATACCTTGAGTAGGGACATTGAATGATGGCTCTGGACTGCGCATACGCGAATAATCTGGCGGAGTATCCCAGTCACGCTCGGGCTCAGGAGCGCGAGTATAACGGTCATCACCGCGACCTACAGTCTGCACATTGACTCTTACTGGAGCCTGGGCCTGACCATTAGGCATAACAATCACATTGGGTAAAGTCTTCTGTGACCAAATTACCAGGATTACAACTATGCCCAGAATAATGACTAGGATAAATGATGACGATGAAAAAAAAGTAAAACTATTTGGAAAACAGATCATTCCTGGGGGGCAGCGAGGCATTCTAATTGATGCGAGGCTTCAATTAGAAAGACTGTAAGGCTTTTTGCTGGCTTTTACCTTTTTGGTTCGCTTTTTGAAAAAGCGTAAGTTTATTGACCAAACATCTGCTGAAAGGTATCCATCAGTTCCTTTCCATCCTGCATCATCGGCTTCATTGTTCCCAGCATTCCCATTAAGCTCTTCTGTGTCTCAATTAATTGCTGGGTATCCTTAGTCATTGCATTTATCTGATCTGGATTCAAACCCTGAATTGCCTTAACCAGTGTAGAACCCGCATCAATATGAGGACCATTCTTTACCTGTGAAGGAATCTCACCTAACTTGAATTGCTGAGGCATTTCCTTCTTCTGGGTGGCAACCGCATCCTTCTGGGTAGAAACCGCAGCCTTCTGGGTGGCAACTGCCTTTTCAACAGCAACCTTCTTATCAGTGTTTTCATCTTCTGTAGCTGCAGGAGCTCCATTCTTCTTTGATTTAGATTCATCCTCAAAGCCCTCGACTAATGGTCCATTCATACCACTGCCGGGACCAATTAATGCAGCCCTTGCTATATTCTGAGTAATAGAATCTAAGAACCCTTCTGTGTTTTTTGCCTTTACCTTTTGAATCATAGATGTAATTTCTGGCTGCGATGCATGTGTGCTAAATCCCTCGGCTCTTCTCATATATAGACTCATTGTTAGCAAAGCAACTACTCCAGAGATGGTTGCAAACATAAGAGAGTTAGTTAAAGAAAGTGTAATTAAAAGAGCACCTGCACTTACAAGTAACATTATAAGATTAAAATTACCAAGGCTTACGACTAATGTCATGGCTATTAAGGCTAATACTGCAGATACTGAATACTCGGTGAGCTTCATCTATTCATAGTAAAGGAAGTAAGATACGATTTGATCCCCAAAATAATGCACCAACTAAGAGTGCCCTAGAAAGCTGACCATAGATATTCATGTCACCACTCGCCTTTAACATCCATGGTGCATAGTGCGCAACTAGCACACTTAGAAAGGGTAGATTTACAACAAATACAAGAATCGCAATTAAAATAGGTGTCTTCATCTCGTCGCCGATGTAAGATCCCCAGGCCTTGCCCTGACTCGCCTGCAGAGATGCAATCTGAGCCGCAAGCTGGGCCTGGCTTTGCCCATGTGCTGAGCCTTGCTGCCCTTGCCCATTATCCCAGTTACCCGCCGCGGCAAATCCAGGAGTAGAGCTCTGAAGCATCTGTGCAAAATCGGCAGAAGTAGGATGCTGACCACCTATAATATGAGCAGTAGGAGGACCAGAATCCATCTGATACTGTTGTGTTGATTGTTGAGGAGGAGGCATTGGCATCATAGGACCCTGGACACCACCCGGTGCCATAGCAGAAGGTTGACCCGGACGCATATCTTGATTAGAATTCATATCCTGATAAATCATCTTGACGAGATCTCCATCTCCAGAAAGTGGGGCCTTGCCGTCTAAATCTGATAATAAGGTTCCTGCGTTTGCCATTCTTTTTCTTAAAGATAAAGAAACCCGGAGGCTCCAAGCGCATAAGGACTTAGACATGGCCTATGGCCAATGCCCTATAACTTAATGTTCTCAAAGGCCTCAATGGCTCCCTGAGCAGGGCAATCCATCTGAACTGTCTCAAATTTGTAGCATTTAGAAGCAATATGATAAACTGCATTCTGTACCTCATTAATGGGTGGTGCCTTTACTATCATACATGAACGCCCATGACATATTGGTGAAATAATCAGAACAATGGCTAAACCAAACATAAATGATACTAAGGTCTTAAATATAGGATTTTTCAATGCATCGATAATCATGATTTACTTCTATAACATACATAGGATAAGATGTATGGTATTCCTGAGTTTTTTCAATTAATGCCCTTTATAATAGGCGTATCGTGTGGATTACTATATGTTGGTCTGGGAGGTCGTGGTGCACATGAGATTATTTACAAATATCCTCATCCGACAACGGTAGATGCCCTAATTTACAAGGACCCGAATGCTGCATGTTATAGATACAAGGTTGAACAGGTTGACTGTGATAAGAATGAGAAAAAGTTAAAGGAATATCCTCTTTCTGGATAACTAATGGCTAGATCTACTAGGATGAAAAGCTAGGCGCACCTGCGGGAGCTGCCGCAGCTGCCTTCTTTGTCTTAATTACTCTCTTCTGGCCAATAATTACACCTTGGGCAGCTTCAGATGGAGTAGCTACTGGCGCAGCTACTGGCGCAGCTACTGGCGCAGCTACTGCTGATGCTGCAGTAGTCTTAGGTAAAACCGCGCTAGCAATACTTGCTAGTGTTGCGCCTAAGCCTTTAGCTGGTCTTTCTTCGGCTGCTTGCGGCACTTCTAAATCAAGATAGAGGCTTGTTATAGGCTCTACGCGACGTTTAATTTGAAATACATCTTCACCACCAAATAATTTCCGAGTATCCCTCTTACTTGCAAAGACATCCTTATATGTAAGACCACTTATACTCTCAATCCATCTCTGAGGCCTAGAAAGCGCCGATCGCCTTTCCATTAAACTCTTTATCTTCAAGTTCTGAGCAACAACATCCGATGCACCTGAATTACTTGCCTCGTAAGCTTTCACGGCATTTAACAGAATCTTTCGTTCAACCTCAATCTCTTCTTCCAGACTAACAAGTGAAGCAGTCCTTTCCTCAATTATCGCAGCCCTTTCTTCCACTGTCAATGGGCGCCGATTTGGAAGTCTTGCACGCACTTCAGCTCTTTCCTTTACTGCCGGAATGACGGCCTCATTATCTCGTAGTTCAATTGCCCGGTCAACCTTCTTAGCTTTCTTAAAAAAATCCCTATTCACCTGAGAGGCCATCTGATTATACTAGCGGTTGATTATTCATTTCCTTTTCCCTTCTAAATCAGATATGTCTGATAATACAAGTAAGAAGGTGGATCCAGTTATAAAATCAAAGGTGACAACTGGTATGCGCATGGCATTATCCTTTTTTGTTGCAATCAGCTTAGCAGTATTTATTTTTGTATGGGATGGAAACTATATAACTGGATTTAATTTACCAAATTGGCTAGGGTATTTTGTATTTTTTCCACTTATATCAGTAGTTTTAGGAATTGGTGTGAATTCTCTAATTCAACAGTTAAGCTGTAATCGAATTGATTGGTCTATGCAATATAAAATAATCGGCATAGTTCCAGTAGGTCAAATATTTTCCTGGGGTGTAATATCGATTCTAAGTTCCTTGCGCTGGCCAATTGAAGGTCTTGTTCAGGATTTTTCCCCCGATGATAAGAAAGCATTATCCTCAGGATTTTTTGGATTCTGGATAGCCTTATATACACAAAGTATTATGAATGGATTATCTCAAGTATGTCCTGAATTATAGTTCAGGTTCTTCTGGTCCTAGATAGACATAGCGAGGAACACCATTTCTACCTGTTGCACCTTCATTCAACATATAGTATCCGGGAACTAACTCTTGTTGGCTATTCACTCTAGCATTCTTTGAATTCCGATTATTTCTCATAGAAACCTGATTCGGAACCTGGCAGGGTTCGCAAGCTGGAGGCAAACGTTCTAAATGTCCATATAATGCATCTTCAATAATTGATATTAAGACATAGGAGAGTATAGCCCAAATAATTGCAAAAAGCCAGAATGGCACATTTGTAAAATAATCAGGATCACGGCCTATACCAAATTCCTTCCAGCGACCATCTTTTCTAAACATGTATTGCGGCTTAATCAGTAAGATTACAGCAATACCTGTTAAATATAGTAAACCTGCGACGATCAATCGCCTCATCTATTATAGTTTATTGATTATTAACGGATTTTAATCTCGTCATCCTTTTATAGTCAACGATTAATTATCGTCGTCAAATCCATTAATGTTACCAAGTTCTTCATCATCAATGTAACCTGCTTCATCTCCCTGACCTTGTTCATATCCTAGAGCATCTTGGCCTCCTTGGCCTATGGCTGCCCCAGCAGCACCAGCTTCAGGGCTAAATTCTTGAAAATCAACAATTCCTGCCTTGGCTCTCTGATCCTTTTCCTTATCATATTGAGCTGCATCATAAGCATAGATTGCCTTGGTTCCACCAACTGCCCACTCTCCTATACCAAGCTTCATTTGAATCTTAGAAATATCCTTTTCAGCTCGCGACATCTTGGTCATTGTTCTCAGAATATTTGCCTTCTCTTCTTCCTTCCTTGCCGCAATTAGTTCTCTAATCTGTTCTGGCGTCAGCTTCAGACCCTCTACCTTGAATCGATTCAACATTTCACTCACGAATTTTGCAGGAAAGAGTGCCTCTGGTTCCACATGAGATGGCGTCTCAGTATCTTGTGCAATCGGTAGAACATCTGGATCTGCAAAATTTGCCAGTGGCGCATAGAGACAAAATTTTAGAAAATAATCATATGTCTGCTTGCCCCCAGGAATCTGCATCGGCCTCAGAGTTTCCATAATATTTAAGATAGGCCGCACTTGTGCAATAAAGCTTTCAACCTTCGCCTTTAACCACGGGGTTACACTTATCTTATTAAATTTCATCAGATAAGTGCGATGTTCATTTAAGAAATGAGATACATCAAGTTGATGTTGCCAACTGAGTCCCCATGACTTTGGAACCTTTGATGACGGATTATTCTTAGAAGTAAATTGGCTCAGTGGGACTAATACGTAAGATTGCAAGAAACGCGCTATAGATCCAGCACCACCCTTCTCAATGGAATCAAATACATCGTGTTGCGTTGAGGGCATTCGTTGTTTGAATCTTCCCTCCGCATCTTCTGCAAGCATGGAAAAATCAGATAGAGCCAAGGCAACCTCAACCTCCTTTGCATCTGGAGGCAATTTAACTAGCTCTGCTGTAGTCTTAGCCATTGTTTCTCTATAACCTAACATTGGTTCTGGATCTAATTTCAATA